AGCGTGATTCCAAGCGAGATCAGAGAAGGCTTGAAAAAGAACCTCAGCGATATTGACGGGCTACGGTGCTACGACCAAGTGCCCGATGTTATCGTCCCGCCTTGCGCCATTGTCGGGCAACTCGATTTTACTTTCGACCTGAACAACGCCCGCGGCCTCGACCAGTCAAATCTTGATGTGTTTGTTATCGTCCAGCGCTTTTCGGAGCGCACAGGGCAAGACAAGCTGGACAAATACCTAGCTGGCTCAGGTAACTACTCAATCAAGGCGGCCATCGAGTCAGACCGAACTTTGGGCGGTGCTTGCAACACGTTGCGAGTTACTTCAGCAGAGTCGGGCACTTTCCAAATGGGCGATATCGACTACCTGTCTTATCGTTATCGAATCACTGTATGGGGTCAAGGAGACTAACCATGAACTACACAATCGCCTCGGACACACTCGAGGTCGGCACCAAGAAAAAAGGCGACCAAGTCGCTACCAAAGAATTGCTCGAAGCTGGATGCAACATCGCTGCGCTTGTTAGTGGTGGGCATCTTTCTAGCAATAGCCCAACTAAGCCACAAGCAGAAGGAGCCGCAGAATAATGGCCCGATTAGTCCTAACAAACGCGTATATCACAATCAACTCAGTCAATCTGAGTGACCACATCGCTAGCGTCACACTAACCACGAATGACGACGTAGTTGAGACAACTGCTTTCGGCTCAACAGCTCGCACTCGTATTGGCGGCCTTGGCGACAACTCAGTAGCACTCGAGTTCCACCAAGACTACGCAACAAGCAACGTGGAAGCAACGATTTACCCACTACTTGGCAGCGCAACCAACGTGGTCGTCAAACCAAACGGTTCAACTACAGGAGCAGAAAACCCATCATACAGCTTCAGCGCATTGGTTTCCGAATGGACTCCTTTGAATGGCGCTGTCGGCGAACTCGCAACTGCAAGCGTGACTTGGCCAATCAGCGGTGAAGTAACAAAGGCGGTTTCATAATGGCACGCATTGTTCTAACCAACGTTGCCGTCACTTTCGGCACAACAGACATTTCAAGCTACGTCACTTCGGTGACACTTGGCTCGACTTTTGACGTAGTTGAGACAACTGCTTTCGGCAATACAGCCCGCACAAGAGTGGCTGGGCTTGCTGACAACAGCGTTGCTCTAGAGTTTAATCAAGACTACGCCACTAGCGCATTAGAAGCCACAATCTACCCAACACTAGGCACAGGAGTCTCAATGACCGTGCGCCCAGTCGCTGGCAGTTCGCCCGCGTACAGCTTTACTGCATTGGTTTCCGAATGGACTCCGCTTAATGGAGCCGTCGGAGAGCTTGCAACCGCCTCGGTCACCTGGCCGATTAGCGGCGTTATAACAAAGTCATAACCTAACAAGGGGGAAACAAATGGACGGCTTATCAATCAAAGTTAAAACCACAGAAGGCGTTGAGGCTTCATACAAACTGACACCTCGAGTCATCGTGGCCTTCGAACAACAGTATGGCAAAGGAATGCCAAAGTTGTTGGGCGAGGAGCAAAAAATCGAACACGTTTATTGGTTAGCTTGGAAGTCGATGCAAGCCAGCGGCGTGATAGTGAAGCCGTGGGGTCCTGAGTTCTTGGACACCATCATCACTGCAGAGCTGGACTCTGACGCGTCTTTCGAATCCACCGAGATAGCTTAACGTACACAGTCGCCGCTATCTCGGTGGAGACTGGCATATCTCCGATTGACTTGCTTGATGCCCCCGAGGGGGTACTCGAAGCAATAACTGCTTATCTGAAAGAACGGGCGAAAAAATATGGCTGAAGTCGAAAGCGACATCATTCTTATAGGAATTGAACCTACTTTGACTGCTTTAAAGGCTTTTGACAAGCAAGCAGTCAAGAACTTCAACTCGGTTATTAACTCTATTCTTTCTGACGCAGAACGTGCAGCTCGCGGCTTTGTCAAGTCTGACCCGCCGATGAGCGGCTGGAAAACAACCGAGCCGCTTAAACCTAAAAAGACCACTCGCGGTGGTGCTGGCTGGCCACCATACAACCAAGGCGTGATTCAGCAAGGTATTCGCAAATCCAAGGCACAGGGCAAAGTCCGAAAAGACTACACAACCAGCGCTGGTGCACTCATCAACGAGTCCGCAGCTGGCGCTATCATCGAAGTTGCGGGTCGCAAATCAGGCGGCACAGGCAGCGGCATTCAGTTTATTCGCAATCTAACCGACGAGATTAGAAACCCATCGCGTTTGATTTGGCGGGCTGTAGATGAGCGCAAGAGGGCTGCACAAATGAAGACTTTAGCAGCACTAGACGACGCCAAAGCCATCTTACAAAAGAACTTAGACAGAGAGGCAGCATAACATGGCAGTCGGCGCGGTAATTGCTCGCATTCTCACCCAGTATTCAGACAAAGGCACAAAAGCCGCTGTCAAAGACATTTCAAGAATGGAAAAGCAGTTTGGCAAGTTCGCCAATAAAGCAGCGAAGTCTTTTGGCTTAGCAGCTCTTGCAGCTGGTGCTTTTGCTGTCAAAGTCGGCACAGATTCTGTGCGTGCTGCTATCCGCGCAGAAGCAGAGCAACAAAGACTTAATCAAATCTTGCTTACAACAAACGGCGCAACAGCCGAGCAAGTCAAGATTCTCAATGCGCAAGCTGAGGCACTAGAACGAGTTGGCGTCGTATCAGCGGGCAACGTTTCTGTTGTCCAGTCACAACTTGCCACATTCGATTTGCAAGCCTCATCAATCCAAGCGCTGACTCCAGCGATTTTGGACTACGTAACTGCAGAAAAAGGCGCAACAGCGTCCGCTGACCAGTTCAAGACCATGACTAACGGCCTTGCACAAGCCCTGAACGGGCAATTCGGTGCGCTGACCAGGGCTGGCTTCGTACTCGACGACCAAACCAAGAAATTGATATCAAACGGCACTGAAGCAGAACGTGCTGCCGCAATCGTCAAGGTGCTCAACTCTACCTATAAAGGATTTAACGAGGAACTGCGCAAGACTCCTGAAGGTGCAATCATCGCCCTTAAGAACTCATTCGAGAATGTCAAGACCACACTGGGCAAAGCAATCTTGCCAGCGTTGGTGCAGTTTGTGGATTATTTACAAAAAGACATTTTGCCAGCTTTGCAGAAATGGGTTGAACTCAACGGGCAAAAGCTTGCTGCTGCATTCCAGCTTGCAATCAGTTACGGCATAGCATTTGGCAAGTTAATGTTCGAGATATTCTCATTCGTGGCCCGCAACACAAAAGTGTTTGTGACGCTCGGCGCCGTCATCGCAGCAGCGTTCTTTGGCGCAAAAACGGCAGCTGCCGTGGCTGGGCTTATCAAGGGAGTGCAAGCAATTATCAAGGTGATGAAAGCTCTGCGCACGGTTTCACTGGCGTCAGCTGCAGCCACTGCACTAGCAACAGGCGGCATCTCTGCCGCAGCAGGTGCAGCCGCATTCGGCGTCGCACTTGTCGGCATCGGTATCGCAGCTAACAAGTTCAACAAAGACTCTGACAAAGCAGCAGATGCGATGGGCAAGTTTAAGTTCGACATGAAGGGCGTTAAAGAAGAGACTATCAAGTACAACGCGGCCCTTGACAAATCGGCAAGCAAACAAGACGAACTCAACAAAAAGAACAAAGCGCTGAAAGGCATGGACGACCCAATCACTAGAGAGGCCGTCCGTCAGAACTTGTTAAAGCAAAAGAGACTTGGCATTTCTAGCCCAACTATCTCGCTCCTTGCGTCAGCTGGGCACGGCAATATTGCAAAGAACACCACCATGAACGGGGGCAACATCACGGTGAATGTAGCTGGCTCTGTAGTCTCACAAGGAGACCTCGTCAATGGAATCAAGAACGGCCTCGCTACTTTGATGCGCCGTCGTGCTGGTAGTCAGTTTGCGGTGCTCTAATGCCAGCAAACGCACCAACGCTCACAGTCGCATTCGGCATCAACGGTTCTTTCACAAACGTCAGTGCTGACCTCATTCTCGAGGTTGACATCAGACGCGGCCGCCAATACCAAAATGACTTTTTGGAATCTGGCACTGCGGCTATTGTCCTGAACAACCAATCTGGAGCTTTCGACCCAAGCAACACTTCAAGCACTTGGTACAACGTGCTGATTGCTGGAATGCAAGTGCGAATCACCGCCAACAGCACCGTCATTTACACTGGCTACCTCGAGGACAACGCAGTCAACCAAGGCATCTACCCAACGGTCTCATTGACTTTTGTGGACGGCTTGGCTCAGATTGCAAAAGCAATCGCACCAGCGCTTGCGACATCTCAATTCCAAGAGACGGCGGCACTTCGTGCTGCTCGAGCTTTGGACCTTGCAGATTGGCCTGCTGGCGCTCGCAGTATCACAGGCACAACCGTGATGCAAAAGACCAAGCAGAACATGAGCTGCCTTGAAATGCTAGAACAGTGTGCCAACTGTGTTGGTGGCCGTTTCTACGTCAGCCGCACTGGAGTCGCCACCCTTGTGGATATCGCAGACAAGTTCACCCGCCCAACCAGACTTTTATTTTCCGACCAAGGCGACGCCAACAGCGTCGGCTATGACGGCATCATCACCAACCCTGGCACCGACTATGTCTATAACGAGGCTATCGTATTCAGAGGCCCAAAAAAGGCGCAAAAGACAGCCCGCTACACCTCAAGTGTTTCGACTTATGGGTTGAAATCCAAGAAGCTAGATGCTCCGATTTTTAGCGAGACCAGCGCTGCCAACCTTGCGCTTTATGCTGCTCGCAAAGACGCAGAGGCTGTGGTTTTGGCTGAGCAGATTGACTTCACAGCTATCGGTATCGGAGCCCTTGCCACTGACATGCTCGAGACTGAACTGAATGACTTGGTTCAAGTCAAGCGTTTGACATACGATGGTCGCAATATCACAATCAACAGCGTGGTTGAAGGCCTTGCGCACTCAATCACTGCCGACAACTGGCGCGTCAGCTACTTCACCTCTGTAGTTGACCCTTATACGATTACACTCTAGGGGGAGCGATGCCACTTTGCCCGCAAATCACAATCACGCCAGTCACCGTCACTTCAACTGGCATGACTCAGACTTCTATCATTCCAATCGTGGCCGCCACGACTGAGGAGACTGACGAACTTCAAACTGAAATCAATTCAATCGAGGCCTCTGTCAACGGCAAGAACCACATCTACCGCCAAGCGACAGCCCCTGACGGCAGTGCATTCCCGCTGACCGAGGGCGACGTTTGGTTTGACACAGACGACGGCAACAAGCAGTATTATTGGACAGGCACAGCCTGGGTTTCAGTGCAAGACCTTGGAATCGCGGCAGCAGAAACGGCAGCAGCAGCGGCCACTTCAGCAGCGGCAGCAGCAACAGCGGCAGCAACCGCAGCACAAACAACAGCCGACGGCAAAAACCGCATCTACCGCCAAACCACTATGCCGACAACAGGCCCGTTTACTGAGGGCGACCTTTGGTTTGACACAGACGATGACAACAAGTTCTACAGATACACAGGCGGCGCTTTCTCTGCTTTCTCGCTAGGCAACAACGCAATCGCCGACCTCTCTGCCACGAAGCTTACCGCTGGCACGATTGACGCTTCAGTTATCACAGTTTCAAACATCAACGCTGGCAACATCTCGACTGGCGTTCTGAATGCAGACCGCATACAGGCAGCTAGCATCACGGGTGCCAAACTCGTTGCTGGCACGATTGAAGCAGTTTCGATTGCCGCAGGCACCATTACTGGTGTGAAGCTTGCAGTCGGCACCATCGAAGCAGTCTCGATTGCGGCAGGCACCATCACTGGCGCCAAAATCGCGGCTACCACAATCACGGCCAGCAACATCGCAGTTGCAACCATCACTGCAGACCAAATCGCAGGCGCCACAATCACCGCGGCTGAAATCGCTGCAGACACAATCACAGCAGCTGAGATTGCAGCTGGCTCTATCACCGTGGACCGCTTGACCGCGGGCACACTGACCGCTTTTACACTTCGCACCTCATCGGGCGCTCGCCGCGTCACAGTCTCTGCTTCTACCAACTCAATCTCATTTACAGAATCCAGCACCACAGTCGGCCACATCGGACCAGCTTCGGTTGATGGCATTGTAATGCACTACGGTTCGACGTTCAACCCCAACGTAACGACCTACCCAAACGCATATGTTTCGTCTGGAGACGCACGGATAGCGTACAACTCAACCACGTACGTGCAAACAAGCTCAGCTGGCGTTGTAATAAGCGGCAATTTGTTCAGCCTTTCGAACTTTTACAACCAAGATACGACAACAACAACAAACGCTGCAAACACATGGATGTCGTCAACAAATGGACTTACAAGACGCAGCACAGCTTCAAGCCAGCGCTACAAAGAAAACATCGTCGACATTCGCACAGTTGCAGAGCTTGACCCACGCAAACTGCTTGATTTGCCAGTGCGTGCATTCAAATACAAGGCTGACTACTTAGACGCTGCAGATGACAGGGCTGGCAT